GGTGTAAATGTCCCTAACGGCGCTACGTGTCTTGTCTACTGTGACGGTACTAATTTTGTAAATGGATTGTCTGGAGTGGCGGGTAATTTTAGTGTTAGTGGTACTGTAACTGCAACAACTGGAGCTTTTACTAACGTATCAGGCAATGGCGTAGCTCTAACAGCTATTAATGCTTCTAACGTAACTTCAGGGACTTTAGTTAATGCCCGTACAACAGCCTCATCAGCCAATGGTGCTTCCACGATTGTAACCCGTGATTCTAACGGTTCTTTTGTTGGTAATATAGTAACTGGTAATTCTTTTTCTACTACTAATTTTACTATTACTGAGTCTGGTGGAGTTTTGCAATTTAAATATAATGGGACTACAGTTTTATCAATTGACTCTACAGGTAATTTAACATCAGCCACTAACATTACCGCTTTTGGCACACCATAAGGATATAAATTATGGCACTTAATTCTTCTGGTCCAATTAGTCTTGCAGGTTCTACAACAGGCCAATCAATTGCTGTTGAACTTGGTCTTAGTGCTACTGGAACAATTAGTTTAAATGACGCTGCTGTTCGTACTCTTGCTGAGGTATCAAGCGGCGCAATTATCATGCCAACTAATTTTTATGGTAAAGCTAACGAATATGCTTTTTCTATTTCTACAAATCAAGTTAATGCAAATTTAAGAACGCTGGCTATAAATGCTGGTTGGAATCAGTCTACTAAACTTGTTGCCACAATTAATGGTGGAGTTTATGTATATTCAAACAGTACAGGAACTCCTGGTTTAACCATTAATGGTTCATTCCCCAACGGCGTAACGCTTGTTAACAATGGATATATTCTTGGGATGGGTGGTGACGGAAGTGCCGGTTGCTCCACTGGTTATGGAGCCAGCGCCGGCCCCGGCAGTTCAGGTGGTACAGCTTTATCTGTTTCATCAGCAGTAACTATCGATAATGCTTCCGGTGTTATTGCTGGCGGAGGCGGAGGCGGAGGCGGAGGCTCCGCTCTTAATGATGGTGGTGTTGGTAAGAGCGGGCCCTTTACTACTTTTGGTTGGGCAGGCGGAGGCGGAGGCGGAGGACAAACAGGTCTTTCAAACACCGCTGGGGGGAGCCAAGGCGGTGGTACCAGTGGTCAAAGAAGTAGAGACCCTCAACCAGGTAGCGGCGGAACTGTAAGCGGAGCGGGTGGCGGAGGTATTGGTGCCGCTGCACCAAATGCTTCATTTGCCGCAGGAGCAGGCGGTAACGGCGGATCTTGGGGTTCAAGCGGAGCGGGTGGCGGAGGTTCTAGACCCTATTTTTACAACGGACCCGCAGGAGCAGGCGGCAGTGGTGGAAACGCAATTACTGGTAATAGCAATATTACTTATATAAACACTGGAACCCGTTATGGTGGTATCTCTTAAATTTAATAGGTGCGCAAAAAATGATAAGCTATCAAATAACAAGTTTTAACCCAAGTTTTGGGAATATTTCTGTTCTATTCAAAAAAGATGATGTAGTTATCGCTTCATATAATGTAGATGTTCCACTTACCGATGCTGGTTTGTTTATTACTGGCGAAGAACTAAATAATTATTTGCTTAGAATGTTTCCGCAGCATGTTATAGACAGAAAAAACAAACTTGAAGCAGGTATTCCAAATGCTGCAGATATTGCAAGCTTAGTAGTTCCTATAGAAGAAACAACTACAGCACAAGTGACTGAAATATCTGAGCAGCAACAAGCGTGGTTTGAAATTGAAAATGAAAAGCGTGTTGCTAAAGCATTAGTAAAATTTGGTTTATTAGCTACAGATCCAACTGAGATACCAGCAGCAACTTTGTAATGCGTTTGGAAATAACCCCTAATTTTATAACTCAAGAAGAATGTGCTTTACTAAATGCTTGGGCTTATGAAGGTGTTGTTAAAAAATGGTTAGATGTTAGTATATCTAGTGGTAAATTAACTAATAAAAGACTGACGTCAAGATTGTATGGGGACAGGTTTGAATACCCAAAAGAAGTAATTGAGTTGTCTACTAAAATTCGTAGTTTTGTTGGCATTAGCGATTACTCAATTATTAAAGAACATGGAAATAGCGGCGTTGTAGTTAGTTTTAGCAAACCTGGCTCAGATGTTTACAAACATAAAGATCCTAAAGAAGCAGGGCTTTCTGCATTGCGCTGCAACATTATTACCCAAGCTGCCGATGAGGGCGCTGAATTATTTGTTGATGAAAATAAAATAGACATAAAAGCAGGCGACTTACATTGTTATTTAGCATCTGATTTTGAACACTACGTTACAGAGGTTAAGGGTGATACGCCCAGAATACTGTGGATGTTTGGTGCTTATGTACCCCAAGAAGACTGGGAAAATGGAGTAATAAAATATGGCTTATCCTGAAACTAGAATAACTTGCGCTACTAATTTATGGCTTAGACAAATGCGTTTTGTTAAAGCCGGAGATGCCAATGAAGGACATACTCACAATTATGACCATATGACTTTATTGGCTACAGGTAGTGTGGCAGTTCATGTTGACGGAAAAACAACTAATTTTGTTGCTCCTCAAATGATTTTTATTAAAGCAGGGAAAAGCCACTACATAGAGGCTTTAGAAGATAACACTGTTGCTTATTGTGTGCATGCTTTGCATGATAAAGACACTGAGGAAATATTAGACCCAGCTCAAGTACCCGCTGGAGTTGACGCTTTTAAAACTGGTTTAGCAAAACCTTTATAAGGACTAATATGATTAAAACTATTCAAGATTCGATGGAAGGCGGCGAATTTAAACCCCGTCATACAATTGAAATTTATTGCCCCAACTGTGGGTATGACGTTTCTGAGGTTGAGCTAGCTGCCAAAGTATGCAGTGATTGCGGTCACTCTTTAAATAAACCAGAACAGCACGTAGCTATCGTAGTAGCCAATATGTCGTTTGGTGGTTCAACACTCTGAGGCAAAGAACAGTGAGATATGTCAGACGAACTGGGGTTATCAGCTGGTGCCAAGGGCATTAGCGAAGGGATAAAGACTGGGCGTGAGGCTGGGCGGGAGATTGGCAAGAACATCGAGGATGTTCAAAAAGAAGCAGTAGACGTAGCAAAAGAGCGGGCAAATGCCAAGATCCGTGAGCGTAGAGAAGCAGAGCTAAAGAAGGAACGGGCAATCTTTAAAGCCCTTGAGGAGTACAAGCACCGTAAACAAATTACGGATGAGGAGTACAAACTAAGGGTAGATTTTGTCAAGAAGTACGGTACTAAAGAGTGGGATAAGTTAATACAGATTAAGGCTGAAATTGAGAAGCTGGAAAAGGCAGACAAAGATTATTTTGATGCCGAGTTGTCAAAGGTTCGCTCGGTACAGTTTTGGTGTTTTATGGCAGCAGCTTGGATTGCTTATTATATAGTGTGGGGTGGTAAAAAATAATGATTTGGCAATTTTATCTTGATAAAACAGAAGATTGGGCCTATGTAGATAATCTATTTACACCTGAAGAGTGTGCTCAAATAATTGCTATTGGCAACTCTAAGTTGGAAAAGGCAAAAGTTGTTGGTGGCGAAGCTAAAAAAGACATTCGTGAGAGTCAAATTTCATGGTTATCTCCAAATGACCTTGAATTTGCATTTCGTCGTGTAACTGATACTGTTCTTAACCTCAACAGCCAGTTTTTTCAGTTCGACTTGTTTGGCATGGCGGAAGGCTTTCAGTTCACCCGTTACGACGCCCCAACTGGTCATTATGGGCTACATATTGATAAGACGCTTAACAGCACAGTTCGCAAGTTGTCATTGACGATTCAACTGTCGTCCCCAGAAGATTACGAGGGCGGTGAGTTGGCTTTGCAACTTGACAAAGAAGCTGACATTATGTCAAAAGAATTAGGCAAAATGATTGTCTTTCCAAGTTATGTATTACATGAAGTGCGCCCTGTAACCAAAGGAACTCGATACAGCCTTGTTGCTTGGATTACTGGCAAACCGTTTAAATAAAGGTCTAAAAAATGATTCCATTAATGGCACTATTTGATGTTGGAATGAAGGTCTTAGACAAGTTTATTCCTGACCCTGAAGCTAAGGCAAAGGCTCAAAAAGAGTTGCTACAGATGCAACAAGAAGGCCGTTTAGCTGAACTAAATGCCGATAACATTGAAGCCCAAGAATTAACTAAACGCCAGCAAGCTGATATGGCTAGTGATAGCTGGTTGTCTAAAAACATTCGCCCTATGACGCTTGTTTTTATTTTATTTGTATATACATCATTTGCAATTATGAGTGCGTTTGAAATGAATGTACATCAACCCTATGTAGAACTGCTTGGGCAGTGGGGCATGTTAATCATGTCGTTTTATTTTGGTGGGCGTACTTTGGAGAAGATTATGGATATGAAATCTAAGGGTAAACAAGATGCAGCTAAGTGAACACTTTACCTTTGAAGAACTAACGCACACAGACCATCGTGAGTTTGACAATACCCCAAATGTAGAAGAAACCGAAAATTTGACTCGATTAGCAGGGTTCTTAGAGCAAGTTAAAGAGGTGTTGGGTGGTAAGCCAATTATGGTTAACTCTGCCTTTAGGTCAGAAGCCGTGAACAATGCCGTTGGAAGTCGCAACACGAGCCAGCACCGAATTGGTTGTGCAGCCGACATTAGAGTACCAGGCATGACGCCAGATGAAGTTGTTAAGGCTGTAATTGCTTCTGGCATTGGCTACGACCAAATAATCCGTGAGTTTGACCGCTGGACACATATCTCAGTCCCCAACACAAAAGACATGACACCAAGACGGCAAGCCCTTATCATTGACAAATCAGGAACACGTCAATACGTCTAAGGGTAAACCCGCATGCCATTACAGAAACTTCAATTTAGACCAGGTCTTAACCGAGAAGGTACAGATTACTCCAACGAGGGTGGTTGGTACGATGCCGACAAAGTGCGCTTTCGTTCAGGTTTTCCTGAAAAGATTGGTGGCTGGACCCGTATGGCTAATGCTCAGTTTTTGGGGTTAGCAAGGTCATTATGGAATTGGTTAGCATTAAATAGTTCTAATTTTTTAGGGGTTGGCACAAACGTCAAGTACTATATAGAACAAGGCGGCACTTATAACGACATCACCCCAGTTGTATATGCGTCTAGCCCAGCGTTAGATAATTGTTTTGTAGTAACTAGTGGTTCAAACGTCGTTACAGTAATTGATGGGCAATATAGCCCTAGTGCAGGGGATTATGTAACCTTTTCAAATGCCGTTACAGTAACAGGAACTAACGTAACAGGCACAATACTAAATGCCGAATACGAAATATCTTCTTTAGTAAATACAACAGCTTACAATATTGTTGTCTCAGTAATTGCAAATGCAAGTAATACTGGGGGCGGTAATGCAGTAATAGCTGCTTATCAAGAGCCTATTGGTTTAAACGTGTATGTAATAGGTACTGGATGGGGTGCTGGTTCTTGGCCTGTTACAGGAACAACTTCTACTCTAACCGACCCTTTTACTACAACAAACGGCAGTAACGTAGTTACAGTAACTCAAACAGCCCATAATTTAACCAACGGAAAAGCGGTTATTTTTTCTAATGCCACGGCTACAGGTGGTATTTCAGCGGTGTTGCTTAATACTTTGTTTTACCCAAGTGTCATTAATGCCAATGCTTATAGCATCACAACTCAAGTTAATGCTAATGCTTCTGTAACAGGGGGTGGCACTGTAATTGTCTATGCCGAGACTGGCACTCATGGTTGGGGTGAGGCGTTTACATCAGGTATTGGTCAGCAGTTGCGTCTTTGGACTAACGACAATTTTGGGCAAGATTTAGTAATTGCTCCTCGTGGAGGACAAGTTTCATATTGGTCTGCGGCTACTGGGGTAGCTACTAGGGCAGTTCTTTTATCAACCGCATCAAACGCCGCTACATATTCTGGGCAATTTGTACCTAATGCAACTAATCAAGTTGTAGCTTCGGCAATTCAGCGTTTTGTTATTTGTTTTGGAGCTAATCCGTACGATCCAAACAATTCTAGTACAGTTTTTGATCCTATGTTAGTGCGTTGGTCTGACCAAGAAAACCCCTACGAATGGGTGCCAGCAGTAACTAACCAATCAGGTGAATTTAGACTTTCCGCTGGGTCATTTATTATGTGTGCCCGCAACACCCGCCAAGAAATTCTAGTTTGGTCTGATTCCGCTATTTACTCCATGCAGTATTTAGGGCCTCCTTATGTTTGGGGTTTTCAAGTTTTGATGGACAACATCTCCATCATGTCGCCTAATGCCGCTATTACGATTAATAACGTAACGTACTGGATGGGTGTTGATAAGTTCTATATTTATTCTGGACGGGTAGAAACCCTACCTTGCGCCTTGTGGCAGTACATTTTTAATGACATTAATAAAGATCAAGCTTTCCAAGTCTTTGCAGGCAGTAACGAAGGTTACAGCGAAATTTGGTGGTTTTACTGCTCTACAGGGTCAAACGACATAGACAAGTACATTATTTACAATTACCTAGAACGTGTATGGACGTATGGCACTATGGCTAGAACGGCTTGGCTAGATTCAGGTATCCGTCAATACCCAATGGCTGCAGACTATAACAGTCGCATGTTGTTCCACGAGGCGGCAGTTGATGATGTATCTGGCACACAACCCGTAGCAATAGATGCGTATATCCAGTCTTCTGACTTTGACATTGGTGATGGGCATAACTTTGGCTTTGTCTGGCGCATCCTGCCCGACATTAACTTTAACGGTTCAAACGTTAATAATCCTTTTGTTACTATGCAAGTCAAACCCCGTCAAAATTCGGGAACACCCTATGGTACGGCAGATGACCCATCTGTAACTAGTGCAGATAATTTTGCTAATGCTCCAGCATTTAACATCCAAGAGTTTACAGGTCAGGTTTATACCCGTTTAAGAGGACGCCAAATTGCCTTTAGGATTGCTTCTGACAGTTTAGGTGTTAGGTGGCAGTTAGGTAGCCCCCGTATTGATATTCGTAACGATGGGCGTAGATAATGGCACAGGTACCCCTTCGTCCGTCAAAAGCCCCTAACTTATTGATTGCGCCAGTTAGTTATCAACAATACTATATAGATCAAACAAACAACGCTTTACGCTTGTATTTTAACCAAATTGACAACTTTACTCAAAACGTTACGATTCCTGCTTCAGGCACTACGGCAAATAGACCTACGGAAAATTTACAGGTTGGGCAGTATTACTTTGATACAAGCCTTGGGTATCCGATCTACTGGAATGGCGCACAGTGGATAAACGCCCTTGGAGAGCCCTTAATTTTCTTAACAGGTGTAAAAACAATAGGAAGAGTTGGTACTGTAACGGTTACAACTGTCTGACAACATGATAAACTTCAATCAATTCAACCCCGTGAGGCCTATATGGGTTTACACCGCACAGCACACTATCTAAAAACAAAAGGTAGAAACGGCGACACTGAGCTCGTCCACATGACCCCAGATGAGGTTAAGGGACTTCAAGCTATAGCTTTGCGACACGGTGGTTCCCTGACAATCAACCCAGATACGGGTTTACCCGAAGCTAATTTCCTAAAACGTGCTTTGCCGACTATAGCTGGTATTGGTGTAGGCGCTATGACTATGAACCCCATGCTTGGTGCAGCGGTAGCTGGGGGTCTAACTATGGCTACAGGTGGCAGTTTAATGCAAGGTCTTATGGCAGGTGTAGGGGCTTATGGCGGTGCAGGGATGATGAGTGGTTTAGCCGAGGCTGGTGCTACTCAAATAGCCGCAGAAAGTGCTTCTCAAGCTACTCAACAAGCTGCAGTTTCTTCAGGACTTACTCAGATGGGTGGTGGGTCTCAACTAATTGCAGCCCCTGAAGGTACTTTATTTTTGCCGGGTGGTTCTGCCGAGAACTTAGTTAATTTAAGTCCAGTAACAGGCGCAGCCCCTGCTGGTTTACCAACGGCAGGGCTTAATGTAATGCCTCAAATGCCAATACTTTCTAGTCCA